AGCCTGGGAATGGATCCGACCCTATGTCAAGGAACTGTATCCCGAACAGTCTTTTAGCGGCAAAGAACGGCTTGCGGTGGTGTGGGTCCCCATCGGTGCTAAGTTCCGTGTTGCTGAATATGACGGTAAGGAACATATTGTTCTACAATCCGAAGAAAAATGGATCACTGCTTAACCTAAGGAATACACCATGTTTAAAATTATAAGCGATTGGGATGGTGTAATATTAGCCAAGCGTAAGGATTTAGCTCAAGCAATCACTGAGGCAGCAGAATGGGCCGAATATGATGACATCCTTGTTAAAGTGTTTGATAAACAAGGCAATGAAGTTTATTGTATTGATGGCTATGCTGAGGCAGTTGCTGAATTGTACGAAGAAGTAGAAGAAGAGGATTAACAAATGTTTGAATGGTGTGTAGTTGCAGTATTAGTTGGTTTCGCCATACTGTTCACCATCTCAGATGAATGGTAGGAGTGTTGTTTTTTAGCAACAACTAATAACCACACGGTTGACTCGGATATCAGTCTGTGTTATAATGTTTTTATTGTAGCAAAACGGAGTGAAAGATGAAATTGCTTATTGATACCCCCTTGATGTTTGTAGCCAAAGATGAAGTTGGTACTACCGATCAGGACCGTGCAGATAGCAAAGAGGAATGGGACGAGACCTGTGCAGTCCTGAAAAAATTTGGTGTAGCATACGCCCTGATTTACACTCCAAAATCTATTGTGTTTGTGGTTAAGGTCCAGAAAATTGTATTGGACGATACAAACATGAACGAACTTTTGTATGATGGGCTGTGGGTGTTGGACTTGGATTTCCGTTTCGCAGGACTGGGTGGACGAGGTTGTGAGACTGCATTTAATGTTACTCAACGGGTTTAATATATGATTTCAGAAAAGACTGCCTTCACTATTTTTATTATGATCGTAATCGGTCTAATACTGATTGGTATAATAGGGGTTATATAATGATCAAACTTGATGTAGCAGTCATCATCCTGCTTGGACTGTTCGTGATTATGAATTTGGGATTGTTTGTCGCATCATTCTTCTAAGGAGAACTATCATGGCTACCAGAAGCACTATCGCAGTAATGCACGGTCCCATCATCAAAGCTATCTCTGTCCATTGGGATGGTTATTTGAAACATGTCGGTTTTACCCTGTTCCATCACTACTCTAGCGAACGGGCTAATATGCTCGTATCCCTGGGTGATCTGTCCGTCCTTGGGCGTAGAATTGAACCAACACTAGAAAGTGGGCATTCATTAAATAAGCCTGAAAAGGATGTTTGTGTATTCTATGGTCGGGACAACGGTGAAAGTAATACTGAATATTCAGTATTTGAAAGTATTGAAGATTTTGTTACTGGTATGTATATGGGAGGAGCCGAGTACTTTTATCTGATGCGTGATGGACAATGGTTTGTCAGTACTGGTAAGGAATTCACCCTCTTGCAAGAAGAACTGGCTGAATAACCACACGGTTGACAAGTGTATTATTCGGTGCTATAATAGCTGTATTCAATCAACAACTGGGGTTAAAAGTGATTCTGAACACCACTGAGCAAACTGCAATTCTGAACAAGCTAGAGCAACAAGGAATTGTTGATGTTTATTTCTTCAAGGGTAAACTGGTAGTTATCAATTCATATGAGTATGATACTGTCAACGATAGTTTGAAACAAAATAATCGTAATTATATCCCGGTCTGCAGTGCAGATCAAGAATTTTCTTTTTAAGGAGTATATCATGAAGATTGTGTTGACTGCTATCAAACCCAGGGCACACAAAATTTTGTTCTGCAAGGATACTCCATTTCGCCCCCAGCGAGTGGAATCCAAAATTAAATTCCAGCGTAATGCTAAGCACAAGTCTCAGCAATATGCTTGAACTCATGCTTTAACATGAGCACTAGGCAAATAATGAGTGCGATCATTTATGATCGTAAAGGGCGGGTACTTTCTGTTGGTCAGAATAACTACCTAAAATCTCATCCTTTGCAAGCAGAACACGCCAAGAAGGTAGGACTAAGTGAACGAATCTTTCTCCATGCTGAAATTCACGCTATCGTTAGGTGCTCAGATTTGACAAAGGCTCATAGAATCTTTGTAAGTAGGTGGGACAAAAAGGGCAATCCAATGCTGGCTGCCCCCTGTACAGTTTGCCAAAGTGCATTGGCTGCGGCTGGAATTCAAGTCATAGGACATACTTAATCACAAGAAAATTTCGGCGACAAGGTAGTAAATACTTTGTCACTGGGAGATTCTTGTGGATGACGAATTAATTCAATTGATGGCAACTCCACTGCCGTCTATTAGAAAACAAATTAGAAAATTGTATAGGCCTACAATTGAGGAAGTTATTCATGTTTATGACTTACTCAACAAGTGTGTTTTTGATAACAAATTAACTAGACCTGAAATAATCTTAAAAAGACAATATAAAGTTTTCGGATGGTGTATAGGTAGTTGGGAACAATTACCAAGTGGGAGTCACTGCACAATAAAGTTGATGGATAAATGGTATTGCATTCAATGGATGATTACCATCTTAGCCCACGAAATGGCTCATCAATATACTTGGGATATAGAACGCCCAGCTAGAGAAGCAGTAGGTAAGAAAGGACTTATGAGTCATGGTTCAAGTTTCTTACAGCATCGTGCAAAAATGGCTGAATTCAATATTAGGTTAAAACATTACCTTTATATAAACCGATGGTTCAAATATCAACGCTTTGATAAGTGTTGACAAAGTTTCATAACTGTTGTATAATCAATCTTCACTATTTAAAGGATAAACATGCTGGTACCTATGGTCATTGAGAAGACCTCTTCAGGCGAGAGGGCGATGGATATTCAATCACGATTGCTTCGTGATCGGATCATTATGTTACACGATGAGGTCAACGATCATTCAGCCAGCCTGATCGTCTCTCAACTTTTGTTTCTAGAAAGTGAAAACACCAAGCGTGATATTCTGTTCTATATCAATAGTCCAGGTGGATCAGTTACTGCAGGACTAGCCATCCTTGATACAATGAACTTTATCAAACCAGATATCAGTACCGTAGTAATGGGTCAAGCTGCATCAATGGGTTCACTATTGGCTAGTTCAGGTACGAAAGGTAAACGAATCATGTTACCTTATAGTCGGCAAATGATTCACCAAGTAAGTTCTGGTTCACGCGGTACTGCTATTGACATGCGTATTCAACTAGAAGAGACCTTGCGATTGAATAAAACTCTTACTGAAATTTATGTACAGAATACGGGTAAGACATATGAACAGTTAGAAAAAGATATGTCCCGTGATTGTTATATGGTAGCGGAAGAGTGTGTAGCGTATGGTCTTGCTGACCGAATTGTAAACAACAGGTAATAAAAATGTTATTCTTTTCATATGGTATGCTGACCAATAATGATATCATGGTTCCCACTGCAAAGCGATTGGGTGTTGCAGTGTTAGATGGATATCGTTGGGAGATGTTACGATATGCAAATGTATACCCATCTGTTGAAGATGGTGTAGTTGGGATTTTGTGGGAAATTGACAAAGATATTCTTACTGATTTGGATTTGCGTGAAGGTTTCCCAACCTTGTATACACGATTATTGGTTGAAGTGTCGCATGAGGATGAGATGAAAATGGCATGGGTTTATTCTATGACGGATAAGTATCATGCTTATTTTAAAGATACTGTTCCCAACGAGGTATATTTGACAAGTGTGCGAGAAGGGTACCTGACGGATGGGATTGAAATAGAGGACTAACCTAAGATTTTTTTAATAAATAGTATACCAACTTTTAAAGGTGTACTATGAAAAAGATTTTAGCATCAATAATTGTAATAGCACTGTCAGTATTTAGCCTACAGTCTTTTGCACAAATCAATCAACACTGTCCTCAATTTACTGTGAATGGCACACCGCACTATCAGGAGCATCCTGGCGACCAAGAAATTTGCCACATGAATTATGCAGTGATACATCGTTGTAGTGTAAAGGCTCCAGTAGCAGTATTTGAGCATTTAACTATTGCAGCAATGACAGGTCCAGCAAAAAGAAAAGACAATTTCCATCCTGATCCATTAGTTACTCCAGGATGTTCGGCTAGCTTAGCAGATTATTCTATCGTAGGCAAAACCCATGATCGCGGACACATGTCACCGGCTGGTAACAATACCCAAAGTGATGCTATCATGAGTGAGAGTTTTAACTTATCCAATATGCTAGGACAAATTGCAAACAATAACCGTGGGATTTGGAAGCAACTTGAGACTTTTTCACGACAATGGGCGCATGTACCCGGTACCGACTTTTATATTATCTCCGGTGGTATTTTTGATCAAGGTCACCCGGTAGTTGGTAATGGATTGGGTATACCAACCCGGTTGTATAAAATCATTATTGAAAAGAACAGTAGGAAAGTAGAAGCTTGGTTAATGCCTAATACAGCACTGCCAGTTGCAGATTTACCTAAGTATCAAGTACCAATGTCTGCAATTGAAGAAGCAACTGGAATGAGATTTAACTTAGGTCATTGACCAGGGTTAGACTTACAGTTGTCAAAATGCCAGCGTTTTGCATTACTTGCATCGCTGGCATTCCCACAATGTGGACAAGTTAATATCTGTCTAGGATTTTTCTGAGGTCCTTGCGGTTTTCTCATTTTAGCAAGTGATTCCTCAGAATGTTTTCTTCCAATAAATGTACCAGGTTTACCGAACCGAGGATTGTTTTTCCCTGACATATTAGCACTATGTTTAGCTTTGATTTGTTTTGCTTTTTCCTCGCCAAATATTTCCTCATAAGTTAACCCATTTCTTGCTTCACCATGTGGGCCTCTTTTGGGTTTTACTTTTGGTGGTTTATCTGCTTTTTTTTTCTTGTATGTTTCTTTGAACTTTTCTATTTTCTCTGCTGCTTTTTCTGGGCCATACAATTCCACATATGTCTTATTTTTATTAAGTGATACTTGGCCTTTATTTCTGTCGCTAGCCTCTTTTTTCTGAGCATCCGTCCAGGAATATATATTTCCGCCACTACCACTTTCTTCTACTAAATTTGCCCATTCATTACTTGCTACTATATCCCATAGTTTACTGTAATACAATCCCCAATGGGTCACTTCTTCTTTAGATTCACATTCTTTTAAAATTACGGTGGTAACATCGTACCCATGTTTCTTAATATGAGAGGTCCAATAAATTCCTGACCCTTTGTAAGTATGGGGATTTGGCGAAGTAGTTTTTCCTAGATATTTTAGACCGGTCTTGTTGTGGGTCTTGATATAGACATAAATAGTCATGCTGATTGCTCCTTTAAAGCGTTAGAGTAGTTGGATATTTGCTGTATCGCGAACTACACTTTTATTTATCATTGTAACTGTGAATTTCTTGTTTGCTAAATAATGTAATGCCTCGTAAACTTACAATAAGCACTATCCCGGATGGTATTTTAAACGGTTCAAAAATTGT